TTTCTATACATATTTAATATTATAAAAAAACTATATAATTTTAAGAATTATTAAAATTATAGACTCTCGTCTTTTGGTTTGAAACGTGTATGTTATTCATTTTCCAACAATCCACTAAACAAATTCAAAATATCTACGAAGTAGTCGAACGATGCTCTCACGAAATTACCATCGTAGTTACGTTTCAAAATAGCATCCGTGTCATAGACGACGAAGATGGCAAACAGAGCCACCACGATTCTCGAGTAGCTCGCACCCGTAAATAGACGAGCGATGATGAGACCTAACAGAGCCATGATGAGTACCGGTCCAAGTACGCGAAGATCGTATCCCATCAGGTGTGTGGCGACACCGAGCACAAACATGCCTATGAATATCGTGATCGCATCGAGTAAAGCACCCTTCACGTTTCTCGCACCCGTTTGTGATAAGAACGCCCCCGTGAGTATAGACAATACCGTAAACAAGGCAAAACGTGTTATGATGTTCTTCGTGAACGCAAACATGAGTATAGCTACGATGTATGCGATGGTATACTTGAGCATGTTTGCCGCGACGACGTCGCTTAATTTTTCATCCTCTATGATCGTTTTTGCGGAACCATAGGCGACGAATGCTTGGAATATGAGGTTTGCGAAAACCTTAGACAGAAACATTATTAATATACACTTACATCTTTTTCGAGAGGAGATAGTGGTGGTACAAGTGGATGCCATTGATGTACAAACCGACGGCGAGTGGTAAAAGAAGACCCGGGCGCTTCTTGTACACGGCTGGCAAACTCGCCAACACGACGAGTAACACCATGGTGAAGTAAAGCACTGGTGGCGCGATGAGACCAGTCTGTGTCTTAGTGAGACCCATGAAAAAGCGTTTGTCGAGCGAATCAGTCTTTTCAGTTGGTTCTGGTGCGTAGTATTCTCTTCCTTTATAACCCGGCATTTATTATAATGTGGCATTTTATTTTGTTGCCTCTCGTGATGATAGCCCTCGACTATTTCAAGAAGCCCATAGACCGCCTGTATTTCCAGCGACCTCTCAGACCTCTTGTGGGTGTGAGAAACACACTCGTAGACGTGTTGATGTATAAACCATTCCATGATGTCGACGATTATCTGGGACTTTGGCGAATGCGTTTAAACTTTAGGGACATACGTGATTCGTATTTCATACGAAACGGTAAAGCTAAAAAGTACTATTTCCATGATATGGATTCATGGTTTGAGAAGAATGATGCCTATTATTACCACAAACTCGAGGATTTCCCAGAGATCAATGACATCGTGAAAAGCATACCATGTGCGAAGGGTGGTATGATCGCCGTGATGGACGGTCCCGTGAAGATTCCACCACACAGAGCCGAGAGTAACATGTTACTCCGGTATCACATGACCATAGAGGGTACGAGTACACTCGATACGGAGTACGAGACGCACGAACATGCGGAAGGTGAGGATTTTATATTCGATCACGCGAGGTACCATGAGGTTGAAAAAACCACGAGTGATAGAAGAGTTGTTATCATATTGGACGTCAAACGATTTTAGAACATGAGATGGTGTCTACATACAGCCTTGTACATATCGTTCCCGCCTATGAGTTCGACTTCATTATTATCCGATATTCGTTTCGTGAACGGTCCGGATGTTCCATCTTTACATTCCATGCACAGAGCTGACAATTTAGTGACACTGTCTGCCATAGGTATGCAGTCTAATATTTCACCAAACTTCTGTTGTTTAAACGTACCATCCAAACCAGCGATGAGTACAGTTTTCTTTAGGAAGAGACACATACCCGTGAAATCCTTAAGATTTGTGAAAAATTGTGCCTCATCTATGGCGACAACATCCGAATCACAAAACGTCTCTTCGAGTAAACACTCTGATAGGTGATTGACTTTTATGCAATCAAACTTTACACCATCGTGTGTGTGAAGCACCTCTTCTTCACACCTCGTGTCCTTCGCAGAGTTCACGACGGCTATTTTCTTACCCAAAACTTTGTATCTCTTGAGACGCCGGATCAATTCCGACGTCTTTCCAGAGAACATATTACCTATGATTATTTCGAGACTCATGCTTAGATGTATATACTCCAGAATGTTTAACTTATTTTTTCCTAAGTCAATTTTAATGTACACAAATACAAACCATGTTTCACAAAGCGACGTATTGTGATATACAGGGCCTGTACTGTACTAAAACAGGTCGTGTCAAATTTGGTGACAAAGTTTTCCACAGCATAGAAGAGGCGATAAAATTTTTCGGGAAGTAAAGTATGGCGAAAATCATCACGGCGAAGTTTCTCACATGGAAACTCATGGAACTCGATACAGACACACGAATTAAACGCGCGAAGATGCGTCCTATCGTAAATTCATGTCCACAGTGTAGAGACCGGAAACATGTGTATAACCCAAAAGAAGACGCATACAGTGTGTGTCGTAGATGTGTGAAAGAGGAAACAAAGGATTATAACTGGTTTGACCTTTAGACGTTACCTGTGTAATATAATTTTACGTAAATGACCGTAGTTATCATACCCAATACACCCACTACAAATGTGGTGGCTTTACATTCGGTCTTACACCTATCATATTTACGTACGAGCTCTTGTTCTTCCCAACCCATCTTAATTAAATCTACATTATAATTAAGATGGCTTTGACAGATCAGGAAATACTGAAAAAAGTCCGCGAACTTCGAAAGAAGAAAGGCCCCGTCTACGCCCCACTCAAATATTTCAGGGGACTCAAGACCTTGAAGGACGTGGAAACGCGTTACGGAAAGATGTTGAAGAAGACCTACACGAAATTCTCTACCGATAAGGACGCTAAAACCCGAACGTCCTCGTACACGAAACGATTCCGCGAAAAGTACCCGAATGCGAAATCCCTACTGGAAATCGCGAAAGCGACGAAAATACCATTGAAGACACTGAGAACCGTGTACGATCGAGGACTCGCCGCGTGGAGAACCGGGCACCGACCGGGCGCTTCTCCACAGGCGTGGGCGTATGCGAGAGTGCATAGTTTTGTGATGAAAGGAAAGACGTATTACACAGCGGATAAGGATTTAGCCTCGCGTTTGGTTAGATCTGGTACTGTTTGATGTGGCTGGCCCTGATCTCGCACTCGCAGTTCGCGTGATACTTTCAGGTTTAGCACTCACAGTTCGAGTGATACTTTCGGTTTTAGCACTCACAGTTCGAGTGATACTTTCGGGTTTCTGGTTAACTGTATTGGGGCTTCCATTCTTTCCAAATGCCGATAAACGATTACTTGTGTATACTTTTGTTTGTTTGACTGGTCTTATGGAAGAAGACTTGGTAGTACTACCTGTGGTAGATCTGAGTCTCTTAGCCCCTGATTGACGTTGGGTCATAGAGGTATTGTTACCTGTATTAGGTCTCGTTCTCTTACCTGGTTGTACCCGACGCCCAGCTGTATTGTTTCGGCTTGGACCAGTTCCCCTAGAAACAGATTTACTCCCAATTTTTGAATTTGGTGAAAGCATTTGTGTTGTTGCTCGTGTATTTTGGTTTATAGCAGCCTTCGCATCCACCTTTTTTATGTATTGAACGACACTTGGACTTTGTGTTTTATTGTTATTCTTAATCAAAAGGTCATCAAAACCGTGTACAACTATACCATTTCTTCCATATGTAGAATTATCGAAAATAATTCTTGGTTTTAGACCAAGTAGCTCTTTATGTATGAATGCAGTGATACCTATAAAAACTCCATCTAATGTCCCTGATACAACTCTAAGTCCACTTTTATATTGGTGTGCTATAGTGAGAATTTGAGCAAAATCACCCATAAATTTTGATATCTTTTCTTTGATACCACCATCTTTAGCTTTCTTCGTTGTCGTACCCATTTCTAGTGGTTCACCGTTCACTGTAATATTAAATTTACTGTCATCTATATAAATACTCACGGACATATGTTTACCAAAGTTAAACACATATGTATTCACATCAAATTTATAATGTATGTATGGTTCATTCTTAAATAATTGTCTAGTTAATCTATCCATAGTACCCCCTCTCTGACCAGTCGAACTACCACCTCTACCTGGATCTAACAAATTAGCTGCATTTATAAGTGGTTTTATATAGTAATTGTTACCTATTTTAGTCGATTTTATAAATTCCACTAAATTGGAGTCTTCGGAATCGAGAGACATGTATATGGGTAAATCCGGTCTTTTGATTTTAGATTTCATTTTGGTCGTGGATGGAAAAAAGTGCATACCCTCACCATTATTCCAAATGTTATGTATATTGTTTTTTAATGCGGCATCTGCTACAGACTTATCAGTTGTGCTAAACCTGTATAATTTCCCATTTTCATTTTTAAGTATTTTATATTCTATCATTTTTTTGATAGTATCAGTGCTTTTTACATATTCAATGGGTGTTTTAATTAAAAATTTAACATATTCACTTTTTAAAAAATCCTGAAATGGCATATTCAATGGAATTGTTAGATCGTGTGTCATGTCTAACCATATCATAACCAATAAATTAATAAGTTTTGTATCGTCCATTTTTATGTTCATCGTAGAAGGTAAATTATCGGAAAGAGTAGATCCTGGTTTCTTTATTATATCGTGTTGAATGTTTAGGTATCTTTCTATATCCACGTTACTAAATGTCTTGAATTTAGATTTAATACCCACATCATTATAATCAGAATATATATGATTTAATGTGATCCACGTGAGTTTGTCTTTTCCAGACGTTTTATATATTTTGTTTTCTATATAAGAAATAAGAGTTTTTTTATCTTTTATTAAATTTCTTTTAACTTCTCTTTCTTTACTTATGCCACCTTTTTTCGCGACTGGTTTCTTTTTTTGTGGTATCCCCGACTTATTAGTGAGTCTAGTGGGCTGTACTCTAGTCCTTGTGGATCTACGAAGCATCTTACAATACACACACAAAAAAGTACCTAAGTCATGATTAGTACCCTGAATAATTAATTGAATCAATCAAACATGAACTCTCAATCTATTGCTACCTACATCGCCAACCTTGAAAAGGAGAATGCTGAACTCAAAGCGCGTCTCCAAAAATGTGAACAAGAAAAAGCGATTCTCGAGTACGAAAACATGTTTCGCTACGTTGAAGTGAGTGACGATGAATCCGTCACATCGGAAACCGACTCCGACTCGGAAGATGAGGACTTCTTTGTTTCTTACAATGGAGAACTCGCGGAATCTTTCCAAACACTCGCGGAGCATGAAGAAAACGATTTCAAGAAACGTGCGTACAAACGAGCGTCTGATATCATCTACCACCTGGAATACAAACTCACCAGTGGTGATCAAATATCTCACGTATATGGTATTGGAAAAAGCATTGTTCGAAAGATAAATGAATTTCTTGAAACTGGGAGGTTCAAGAAATTCGTTACGAATGAAAAAATCGCCGAAGAATTGGATGCACTCTCACACGAGGAGGAAAACATCCACAAGAGTGATGCTTACAAGAAAGCTGCGGATGCCATCCGCAAACTTGATTTTGAAGTCACGAATGGTACCGAAATTTCAAAAGGACCCCTTAAAGTACCTGGTATCGGCAAAGGCATCGCAAACAAGATCGACGAATATGTCGTGACTGGTCAAATGAAGAAGAACGCATGTAGACGACGTCGTTAAATATTTGTAATAATCACTCATCCTCATCTATCAACATTCTTCGCACTTCATCGTAGACGACACTCAAGAGTGCCACTTTATACGCGAGAAACCCAACAAAGGTCGCCCCATAGTCGAAATCAAACGCAAACGGTGCGCTATTCCACACCGTTTCAAACACAGCGGTTCCAATGGGAGCCAACAACTGTTTTTGAAACGATGACTTTTCGATGTTATCCACGTGATTTTCCAAAAGTGATATGTAAGCCAAAGATGTGGCGACACCGATCGTGGAAGACACACCCTGTTCCGCACCATGTGTGATGAAATACATGGACGTGAGCGCACCCCCATATGCGACGGTCATGCGATTGATGCGCTTTTTGAGCTTATCGTAATCATTTCTTGGTTCAGACGACGCGCGAACGACTGCGTTATGGATGGACCACATTTATTAAATAATTCATGTATTCCTTAAATGAGATAAAGATACCATTCCCATATACATAAATGAGTGAACTTTGTGTCAAGAAATTGGTCGAAGATGCTGTTATTCCAACTCGGGGCTCTACTCATGCTGTTGGATATGATTTATACAGTGTCGAGGATTGCTGTGTTCCACATAACTCGAGACATCTTGTCGGCACGGGGATCTCAATTGTTTTGCCAGTAAATGTATATGGTCGGGTTGCGCCCCGTTCAGGTCTCGCTGTCAAGCACGGTATCCAAGTCGGTGCGGGTGTCATCGATCCAGACTACACTGGCGAGGTCAAGGTCGTGCTCTTCAACCAAGGCGACAAAGATTTTGAAATCAAAAAAGGAGACAGAATCGCACAACTCGTGTTGGAGCGCTGTGAAACACCTTCTGTTAGAGAAGTTCAGTCGATCGAAGAAACACTGAGAGGTTCAGGTGGTTTCGGTTCTACAGGTGCTTAAGAAAAGGGGCCTAAGTGGAGTTAAGATATTTTAAAAATTAACAAACATGCTTGATATTTTAAAAACAACTGTTGGTACTGGTGGTCCGCTCTTGATTGAGTACAATGGCCATATCATGACTGAAAACTGTATCATCATCGCGGAGCGTCACATTGAACGCATGATTGAAAAGATGAAGAGCATCAAGTTTTCAAAGATTGAACAAACTTCAGATCGCTCATTTTCAATTTCTTAACGACGAACCGTGTCTCTATAATACGCATGTATGCATACATAGCCAAGAATTCAATATTGTGTAATGAATTATATAAGTGCCATATGAACATCTTTAACGTGTAATTGTCACGCTTGTTATACGTCTGTTCTCTCGTAGTCGTAGTCGTTCTAGCCATATACTATATAAAAACATAGCTTCTAAATATATTATGCGAACATTCACGTCATTTGACGGCATCACCATCAAAGTAGGTGAGAATGCCAAAGATAACGACACACTCACGGAGTCGAGTTACCCAAAAGAGTGGTGGTTACACGTCGCAGACTTACCCGGTTCACATGTCGTTATATCTTACGAAGGGGATATCATCCCTCGTGAAACTAAACGCGATGCGGCATTACTCGCCGTGAAATACAGTAAAGCTAAAGGTATGTCTATGGTACCAGTGGATTTAGTGCGCGTGGAAGATGTTATATCTGCTAAGAATCATGGGCAAGTCCATTTAACTAAATCTGCGATGATACTGACTGTTTTTCCTAACAAAGAGATATCAAGATTGAATAGATTAAAGGTATGCGTATAAACTTTTTTATGAAGGATGATTTGATTCGAGATATAGAACAATCATTAATAACACATGGTCAGCCAGAAGTACCTGGTATACAAACATGGCCCATATTATTTGATAATACATCCGAACACTGGGAAAACATAAAAGCGTCATTTATAGACGCACTTCATGAGAAGCCTGACTATATAAGAGCTTGGGCGTATATCCAGAGACCGGGTGTAGAAGATGCCAAATATCCTGGGTGGCATACTCATCAAAGAATTAGGAAATATGGGTATTGTAATGAATGTGGTATAATGTATTTGGATAGATTTAAAACTGGTACCATATTTAAAAAAGGTGATAAAGAGATTTGTGGTGATCCTACACCATTTGTATGGCACATGTTTTCGCCAGATGATATACACTCACCACCGATGTGGGATGTAAACTCTGATCTTACGAGATATGCAATTGCCGCAGAGGCTATAAATTATTATATAACTAAGTAGCATGAAAGAAGTGATACTTATAGATGATATGTTACCTGAACACATAGAGATAGATGCACATGATGCAAACGATTGGGGTCTTAAAACAACTAAACTAATAAAAACAGGAGAAACGGTGTACGAATTTCCTATATCTAAATTACCGGAATATGATGTGCGACTTCTTTCTGTATTTGGTGAAAAAATAATAAGACCAGATAAATATTTATCTACTTTTGCTATAAAGCATAGAATTTTTCCATATTGGGATTGTTTTCTTATTAACAGTGATGAACCAAATGCGGTTCATGATTTTAAGTTTAAGATAAAAAACAATAGAATTTATAGTACTCTTATAGCTGTGAAGGATATAAGTCCAGGTTCTGTGATTCTCATAAATAATAAATCGATAATGGACCCAGAACAAGTTTCTTTGTGCAATGAAATGGGTGAATTAACACAGTGTTCATCTTCGGATTTATCTAAATTTTTGACCGAAATATAATTAAAAATTGAAGACGTTTGATGAAAAATGAACCACCAAGATTGGAAACCTGTTGTCATTCGTGGAAAGACCACACCCACGTCTCGCCCACATCGTGAAGTGACGAAAGAACAGAAATTGGAACAGACGGAGATCGGTACACACGATAAGGTGTCTGTATCGATGGCGAAGACGATCCAACAAGGAAGGATTGCTAAAGGTTTTAAAACGCAAAAAGATTTAGCAAACGTGATAGGTGTACCTGCGAATGTGATTAATTCATATGAATCTGGGAAGGCTATCCCTGATAACGCAATTCTTCAAAAATTAAGAAAGGTCCTCGGGGTAAGGCTCACACGTTCTTGATATACAAATCATTGTGAGTGGAAAAACAATCAAAAATACGATCACTATTAATGTTACTATCATCTTATCATGTACTTAGAGTTTAAACACTGAAGTTAAATATGCGAGATGTTTGGTATTTGGTGACAAATCCAGATAAATCTCTGTGTTTGGCTAAAGGTCAAGAAGATATAGAAACAGTGGTTCAGATAGTGCCAAGAATACAGCACCAACAAATATGGCGCTTCGATAAGAAGGCATGGGAATACACCAAACTTATGGCACTCATACATTTTTTGTCTATGTTTGTGTTTTTAAATGACGTAGTACAAGTGATAAGTTTTGTATTATCGGTAGTCGTTGTCTGTACGGACAATAATAAATATACGATGCCTTATTTATGTGTACATTTAGTATTTTCAGTGACTGGAATACCAATGAGTGTCATAAGTAAAAATGTATATGACATGTGCATATCGTGTATGTATATGCTTGGATATTCTGTATTGATGATATTTTACATGAGACTTGAATAATGACCCGCTATGTAATACACGTCCTTGAATCCTAATTCAACTAATTTCTCTGCCGCAACTCTGGCTCTTTGCCCAGAGTTGCAGTAGACGAGCAAACCTTTCTTTGGGAGTTCAGAAACCGTCCTTTTGTTCATCTTGTTTACTGGTAAGTGTACAGCGCGTGGATAGTGACCCAACTTATATTCCACGTACGTACGAACATCGATCACCTTCTTTATTTTTCCTGATTTTATCATCTTCTTAGCTTCACCTGAGGACACAAGGTTCTCCCCTGTGAACGTGTATGCGATTGCGAGACCGCCGAGTGCTATGATGAGTGGTAACATATAATGTATACACGCATAAAGATTTGGTTCTAATGTACGACATGAGTCTTCAAATTAAGAAGTTATATAAGGATGCGATCATCCCAACTAGAACGTCACCTGGTTCGGTGGGTTACGATTTATATAGTATGGAAGAAGTCATAGTTCCACCACTTGAACGTGCGTTCATAAGCACGGGTGTGTGCGCATGTTTACCACCTGGTGTATATGGTCGAATTGCCCCTCGCTCTGGACTGACACTCAAACACGGTATTCAAACTGGTGCAGGTGTTATCGACCCCGATTTTACTGGTGAATTGAAAGTGATCCTGTTTAATCACGGAAGTGAACCGTTCGTCATTAAAAAGGGGAATAGGATTGCTCAAATGATTTTAGAGCGATGTGAAACTCCACTCATAGAAGAAGTAGAAGAACTAAAGCAGACGCAAAGAGGCGAACGTGGATTTGGTTCTTCTGGGCATTAATTTAGTTAGAGAATGCAACACCGGCCATACCGTTCTTGACTCGCAAAACATTGTAGTTTACAGCGTATACTCTGTACAAACCTTCTCTGGCATCGGACTTTGGATTTTGGATAGTCAACTTCGCATTGTCGATTCGAGAGAAATTGAGAGAACCACTTGGCTGGGACCTGTTCATAGTGAGACAGAATGGCCAAGAGAACAATGGGAGCGCATCGAGCGAAGATGGCGCGAGCGACGACGTGTGCATTTCATGAACCACGTTGTGATGGAACGTGTTAGACATGTTTTCGAACAAAGCGAGACCGTTGATGTAAAGCGATGCGGTGTCGAAGCTGTAATCATTCGTCCAAGCACCCGTGGATACGTTGGAGGTCGTCAAGTGAAGGGCCTTGACTGGGTGGTTGAAATAGGTCAAGTCAATGGAGGTGTCAGTCTTGCTGGCTGGCTGGTATTGAACTTGAGTGAACAACAATTCGTGTTCTTGTTCGGTGAAATATTCACGTTCCGCGGTGTCGAGGTATCCGTACATACCGTAGATCTTTGGAACGGCGCCGAGGTTACCGAGGTTGGAACGGCACTTGATGCGCAATTCAACCTCGTGATATTGCAAAGCCACCAATGGAAGCGACTTGGTCCAGTCTTCGCTGAAGAAGAATGGAATCATATAGTAATCACCCGCGGATCCACTGACACCCTTCGCGTTATCGGCAACTTCGGCGGTCGTGACCGCACACGAGGCCTTCGCTTGGTTGTCTCTGTACAACACATTGTGAACACCTTGCACATACAAAGAATCAAACTTACAGATTTCTTGACCCCCAACTTGAAGACTGAATTCGGTGACAGACGTGTCGTCCGTTGACAACAAACCATCGTTGTTGGTAGACACGTTAGAAATGTTTGGGTGTTCGATCCAAATGTAGCTCAAAAGATCGCCCTTGGAGCGAATTGGAACGACGACTTCACTACCACCAGTGAAAGTACCGATGTAATCCATGCGCTCTGGCTTGAGAGCAAAGTTCGTGTGGCGCTTGTAGTTTTGGCGCCAGAAACTGACTTGTGGATCGCCAGTGATGTATGCATCCTGAGCTCCGACTGAGACTAGTTCAACTAGTGCTGCTGACATTTAATAATAAACTATATTAAAATTTTAGGTCGATAACGAAGTATGGTTGTCTTCCAGGCATTGACCTGGGAGTCGAGAGACACAGAGGATGAACACTTGATCAGTATCTTTGGTAAGACGAAGGAAGGCGAGTCCGTCTGTGTCACGACGAGTTTCACTCCATACTTTTTTGTGAAACTCCCTCGTAATGCGACGCCGCAACGTGTGAAGATCATTTATGATAAGATAAACAAGGCATGTCCTGAGTGTCTCACGAGTTTAAACACAATTCAGCGCAAAGATGTTTGGGGATTTCAAAATAATGAAAAGTTTCCGTATCTCCAGCTGTTTTGTAAAAACCTTGCGGCTCGGCGAATGGTGAGCGGAAGACTCCGAAGACCTTTACCCGATGAAACCTTAAAAATGAAAATGTACGAATCTAATTTGGATCCGGTGTTGCGTCTCATGCACAGAACTGGAATTCAATCTACTGGATGGTTAGATACTGGTGATGAATGTGAACCAGATTACGTGGCAAATACTGACATCGATCTCAAATGTAAAAATTGGAGAAATCTTAAACCCGTGGATGATCCGGAGACTGCGCCATTCGTGGTAGCTTCGGTGGATATTGAGTGTAACAGTTCTACAGGTAAATTCCCTGATGCAGACATTGAAGGTGATGCATGTTTCCAAATTGCCATTTCCCTGTGTAAATTTGGGAGTGACGAACCCTATGATAAAACATGTCTCTGTTACAAAAAGACTGATCCTCAACTAGATGGGTCTAACATCGTATCATTCGATACCGAACGTGAAATGCTTGAAGCTTTTCAGCAATATTTACATGAAAAGGATGTAGACATCATTACCGGATGGAACATATTTGGTTTTGATCTTGAATATCTCATGAAAAGAGCTATCATCACGAAATGTAACCTAAAATTTTTTCAATTGAGTAAACTACGAGGTTACAATTGTGAACTCACACTCAAGAAATTATCTTCGAGTGCTTTGGGTGATAACGATTTGAAACTTGTGAGCATGCCTGGTCGGTTCATCTTCGATTTGTTTCACGAGGTGAAGAAAGGGTACAAGCTTGATTCGTACAAATTGGATAACGTGTCTAAACTGTATCTCGGGGACAATAAAATTGATATGCCTGCTAAGGAGATGTTTGCTCGATACAAAGAAGGTGACCCCGTGAAATTGCGGGAAGTTGCGGAGTATTGTATTAAGGATACCCTTCTTCCACACAGACTTTTGTCTAAACTATGTATCTTGATTAACCTCCTGGAAATGGCGAAAGCGACATGGGTACCTCTGTGTTATCTGGTGGAACGGGGACAACAAATCAAGGTATTTAGTCAATTGACAAAGAAGGCAAGAGAAATGGGATTCATGGTTCCAACGATTCAGTACGGACAATTTGGGGATCAGGGGTATGAAGGTGCGACTGTTCTTGAGGCGCAAAAGGGTGCGTACTACAAACCAATTACAGCCCTAGATTTCGAAGGCCTGTATCCTTCAATTATGATGGCACACAATTTGTGTTATTCAAGTCTTGTGATGGATCCAAAGTACGAAAACGTACCAGGTGTTGTATATGAAACGTTTGAGATTCCGGTACCAAGCAATGTCGAAGGGCAACCACCTACAAAACGCGTGTGTAAATTCGCACAAGATGTACCATCGCTCTTACCAAGCATTCTCCTCGAATTGAAACAATTCAGAAAACAAGCGAAGAAGGACATGGCTGCGTCTAAAGGTGCGCTCAAAGCCATGTACAATGGTAAGCAATTAGCCTATAAAGTGAGTATGAACTCGGTGTATGGGTTCACTGGTGCTTCTAAGGGTATGCTTCCGTGTGTAAACATCGCATCGACCGTGACGACAAAGGGGCGAAGCATGATCGATGAAACCAAAGAGTATGTGGAAAAGAACTTTCCGGGTGCGAAAGTGAGGTACGGGGACTCCGTCACCCCAGACACCCCTCTTCTTATTCGTCAAAATGGGGAAGTGAAGACGTGTAGGATTGACTCACTTGTTCATACGTATGAGATAAGAGATGACGGTAAGGAAGTTTCTAAAATTGATGCTGAAGTATGGACCGAGTGTGGATTCACACCTATTAAACAGATCGTAAGGCATAAGACATTAAAAAATATTCATCGGGTGCTAACTCATACTGGATTTGTTGATGTGACCGAAGATCATAGTCTACTTCTCAAAAATAATAACATGATTAAACCAACTGAAATTTCAATTGGCACTGAGCTATTACATGGTAATTCAGTGCAAGCAATACATGAATATAACACGGGTGTATCAATTAACGAGGCTAAGGTAATGGGATTCTTTTTTGGTGATGGTTCATGTGGTGCTTATACAACATCTAACGGAATTAAGAGAACGTGGGCATTAAATAACTCTAATATTGATTATTTGGTCGAAATGCAAAAATTGTGTCCTTTTGATACTACTATATATGATACAATTGGGAGTAGTGGTGTGTATAAGTTATCTGCAACTGGAAATGTGAAGTCTGTAGTGGAGCGTTACAGAAACTTATTTTATAATGCACATAACGAAAAAGTTATCCCACCATGTATTTTAAATTCACCAATTGATGTAGTAAAATCATTCATTGATGGTTACTACATGGCTGACGGGGACAAGGACTTAAATGCTTACACGCGAATGGACTGCAAGGGTAAAGAAGGTGTCATGGGATTATATATACTGGGTCGTCGTTTAGGTTATAATGTTTCATTAAATTCGCGTGAAGATAAAAGGTGTATACTGAGACAGACGTGGACTAAGTCTAAACAAAGGAGAAATCCAATTGCGATTAAGAAGCTTGAAAATTTAGGTGAAACCGATGACTATGTTTATGATCTCACTACAGAATCACACCATTTTCATGTGGGTCCTGGTGAACTTGTGGTTCACAACACAGATTCAGTCATGGTTGAATTTGACGTAGGTGATCGAACTGGCATAGAAGCTGTGGAATACAGTTGGGAAATTGGCGAACGTGCCGCCGAAGAGTGTACCGCACTCTTCAAAAAACCAAATAATTTGGAACTTGAAAAAGTCTATTGGCCCTATTTCTTGTATAGTAAGAAAAGGTATGCTGCTAAACTCTGGACGCAAGGAAAAGACGGAAAGATGAACATGGACTACATAGATGTCAAGGGTCTCCAACTTGTGCGACGCGATAACACGGCACATGTAAGAGAAGTATGTAAAGAGCTCTTGGATGTCGTGCTCGAAAGTAGTGATATCGAACCCCCGAAAGCACTCGCACTCCAGCGAGCCATCGAACTTTTGGAGGGTGATATACCGAATGAGAAGCTCACGCTTTCACAAAGCCTATCCGATTCGTATAAGGTCAAGGGACACAGTGTGTCCATAAATAGCCCTGGAATCAAGGATATAAACCAAGCACACGTCCAAGTGGTTCGAAAAATGCGCGAGAGACAGCCCGGTTCTGAACCACAGTCAGGGGATCGCGTACCTTACATTCTCGTGAAAACTGAAGATCCTAAATCAAAAGCGTTTGAGAAATCTGAAGATCCAAAGTACGTCGCAGAGAATAACGTACCAATCGACTATGAGTACTATTTCATGAACAAGTTCATTAATCCAGTATGTGATTTACTCGAACCACTCTTCGACGATCCAAAGGAAGAGATTTTTGGGGAACTTCTTACTAAGATTAAACCAAAACGAAGACCAAAGAAGAAAGAGACACCACTCGATGAATTGCCATTTAAAAATTAGGCGCTATAATGTATCAAGGAGATGAGGGTGTCTGAAAACTTGGTTAAGGCGTATGAAGAAGATTTGGACAGGGCGACGCATGAGCGTGTGCTAAAGTTTGTCCAGAACGTCTCGACCAATTATAACATTCCTCTTAAACTATTGATGCGTGACATGCCTAACCCACGTGGGTATTGTGTGGGTGTCAAAAAAGGTGGGGAACCGTGTACGCGAAAGGCGAGTCATGATGGATTTTGTCTATCACACGCGAACACATCCAAACTTCACGAACCCGTGAATATAAATACGACTGTCAGACATAATCACGCGTTTCCACCTATGTATAGTCCTACGTGTCCCGCATGTGAATCATCTAGCAATAACCAATTTAGAGATTTGAGAAGTATGATGTAGTATGAGGAAATCAGATATTCTGTTAAATTCCATAGATGCGTTTTACGTGACCCCCGAAAATGGTAAGACGCTCATGCAGATACTCACCAAAACGGGTGGTATTTCCCTCCGTAACCTTGAATGGTTCATAACCAATTATTCTAAAAAGACAAACCTAATGTATAAAACGTTCGACGGCAAAATATTTAGTGTACACTGTGCCTATAAATCTACACTCGATGGCTACAGTAAAAAGTTGTTCGATCCATTTTGTCGTTCGGACAAGATATCCTATAAGGTGCCGGGTACAGCTGATGAAATAAGCACAACCGTGGCTCAACTCAATTTCATCAAATGGTGTATCAAAAATGGTGTCATCGAATACATAAAAGAAAACAAAGATAGCTTATTTGGTAAGTAATTCCTCTTCTCCAGGTGGAGGAACTAATGGGAGCTCTCTCGTGCTCACGTACCCATTCTCAAATATGAGTGTTTGATAACACGTGTAATAGATGTGACACGTAAACTCTTCACTTGTGCCATAGTAAGGATTCATGGTGAATTCTATGAGAGTTCGATTATTTTTTATGTTTGTGAAATCCAAACTTCCCGATGGGTCTACATTTCTTGGATTCATCGAGAAGGTATATGTGTATATATTTCTCGGTGTCGTGTGAAACTTGTGATTGAGTGGTGTGAGATACCTGTAATAGTGTGAATCCACGCGATTTATGAACGGGAGTTCTTGGCCGTTAATGAATAATTTTGCTTCAGTTGCGACATCATCTGATAATGAATCAACTGCTCTTTTGTATTCCGCGAAAGGTGTGAGATTGAATCTATTGTGGTAATAGTGAAACTTTTGATCTGCAGTGCTACTATTGGGTGGAGAAACACTCACGTTACTCGAAACACTTTCGTTTTCAAATAATTTGTTTCTAAAAAAGAAGTGGAGCGTCTTGACTCTGTTTTCTGGTGTGAGTTCAATTTTTAGCCTTTCATCTCCGGGGGTTGTATCAACTTTTGGGTGTGTTTTGAATATGTCCGTGAATATTTCATACTTATTTGACGTGTAATAAAGACGTTCGTCTGGTGTGAGCGTGATCTCTTCGGTGACTATATCAAAATCATCTACCGCGAGTAAGGTTGGATCATCGGTGAAAAATGTCTGTGGTCTGAACTCTATGTCAAATTCAAGCTTTTGTTTGTTTATGGCACACAAAGGAAAATATGGTCTGTTGTGCACGTTTGTTTCGTAATCAGACGATTCATAACTTCTGGAAAAGAAGAATGGAATGGGTACGTACACGAATGTGTCACCCGTTTTTATGAAATTGAACGTTGGACTAAGAACGGTTTCCCTGTAAATGAAACGCCCGTCCGTATATATTCTACTCACGCTTTCAGATTGATCCAGGTACATCTCATCGTATATGAATCCTATGTCATCCCTATATACCTCTAGCACATTCTCGTCTACGCGCATAGTTATCTTCTTAAAGAGGTGTCTACCAACTCGGTCGGCATAATTGTAATTTGACGAACTCAATCCTGGTAATTTGATTTTTATATACATATTACATAATAGGTCTCCCATGTCTTGTGGTCTAAGTGTGACCTTTATGGATTGATTAAATGGCCACCCGTCTACGGCATTCGATGGTTTATTGACCTTAAAATTTCTATGGAATTTCCTAAAGTTTGAATGTCTCTTCTCTTCGTACTTAAAGAGTGATTCGTCACCCAATAGGTATGTGTCCTGTTGTCCTATGGCAGACAGGCAAAGTGCGGCACCGGTATCTGGACCAGATCTATCGCACATACTACTTATTGCTTATATATTTTTAAATCCATTTTCCACATGTCAAGGTGACTCGTCGCATTCAAGTATTCGAGCTCCTTCTTTGTTTTGTCAGTCTCTTCATTGAGTGCTTGTACCGCTTCTTTCGTGTACTGGTACGTCTTGATGTTGAGCAAATAATCGTAGGAATCGTCCACCTTATCAAAGGTTTTTGAAATCTCACTTTCGAGTTCAGCCTTCTTGCGTTTGAACACCACAATCTTTTCATTGATGACCGCGTCCACGAATCGAGACATGTTTTCAAGCTTCTTGGTCTTTTCTTTGAGAACGTGTAACATGTGTTCTTTGCGTTTCTTGTACGTATCCATACGGATTTCCATGAAGTCAACCAAAATCTCTTCTGGGCTCGCGTACTTTTTGATTCCTTTCGTTGGATGGAACAAGTGCATGTTGCTCACATGGAACGACTTTTGAAGCTTAAAATCTTTGATGATGTCTTTGCCAGTATACCCAGTGATTGTAAAGTCCACATCTTCTGTGGTACTGTTATTCACGAAACTCGAGATGACCTTCTTATCGACTAGACCATCGAGGTACTCTTTGTAGTCTTGTGTCCATCGACCAGGTGGAAGCTCCGTAATCTTGATGTTGTTTGCAGTGCTCGTACTCGACCAGAGACCTTCGGTGACCCAAAACCCATCCGTATTCTTAAACACTCTACCCTTGAAGTTGTTGAACCAGGGCTTCATCTCCTTGAGTGGTTGCTTGTAAATAGCTCGTTCTATGTTTTCACATATATCCTTCGGGTTGAATGGAGGAACGTAACAACTGAAACCCGTACCAATACCTTCCGTGCCATTCACTAACACAGTGGGTAAGATTGGAACGTAGTATTCTGGTTCGATGGGCTTACCATCGTCATCCAGGTATTTCAAGACTGCATCGTCTTTTGCGTCGAAGAGCTTTCTCGCATCCTTCGTGAGCTTCGTGAAGATGTACCTCGTTTGGCTCGCATCCTTACCACCCATCAGTCTCGTACCGAATTGACCACACGGCTCGAGAAGATTGATGTTGTTCGAACCAGTAAAATTATGTGCTAATTTTACGATCGTATCTGCGAGAGACACTTCTCCGTGATGGTATGCAGACGTTTCTGCGACGTACGCGGCCAATTGTGCCACCTTCATTTCATTGGTCAAGTTCTTCTTGAAACACGAATACATGACCTTTCTCTGTGAAGGCTTGAGACCATCAGACACGTGTGCGATGGAACGCTTCAAGTCTGCGAGACTGAAATTCACGAGATCCTTGTGTACGAACTCCGTGATGTTGATTCTATCCACATTTCCGTATGCAATCTCCAGATCAGACCCCTGTTTTTCAGTGCTCTCCAGAAGCCACGTCTTACGAGAATCAGCCTTTGTTTTGTCGAATGCGAGAACGATGGAGTCATCTGCCTTCTCGTCCGTGTCAAACTTGACCGTGAGCTTTTCGATGTTTTTGAAATACTCACGGGCTTCGGCAGACGTAGAGGTACCGAGACCCTTGTAGTACTTGATTTTCCACCCAGGTCTCCCGTTTCCGTACCACATTCTAAACATAGAATCCGTGTAGAACGACATGGTTTGTGAACCTTTAGTCGCCTTGATGATGGGTGTGACCATGCTCACCACGAAATTTAGGTCGAGTAAACTCGGCCAAAAGTAGTGAATCATGTTTAGCACGAGGCCCTTGATGTGACTCCCATCTGTATCTGCATCCGTCATAATCATGAGACGACCATAGCGGAGTTCATTGAGTGAGGTATACACCTTACCCTGTTGAAGACCCAAAATCTTCTTGAGGTCACTGAACTCCTTGTTCTCCGTGAGTTGTTTGACGGATGCATCTCTCACATTCTTACACTTCCCGCGAAGTGGAAATACCCCGTAATAGTCACGGCCAACCACAGAAAGACCCGCAACTGCGAGAGATTTCGCAGAATCCCCCTCTGTGATGATGAGCGTACACTTTCCAGATTGTTGCGTACCAGCCTTGTTTGCGTCATCCAATTTTGGGATGCCAGTGATTTTAGACTTTCTCGCACCATCTGTCTTTTGAAGCTCCTTCATCTCCTTGAATTTCGAGAGCGCCATGAGTTCTGTTTGAACACTCGTCTTGAGAATGTCCTTGATGAGCTTCTTTGTGGGCTCGAATTTACTCCCAAATTCCTGTGGTTTGAGGGTACACTCGGACTTGACCTGACTACTGAACGTCGGGTTCACGAGCGTCGCTTTCACGAATACCATGAATGCATTCTTCACCTGTTGGGGTTTGAGCTTGATCTTCTTGGCCATGTCTTCAATTATATTGGATGCGAGTATACCCGCCACGTGATCCACGTGACTCCCACCTTTTGTGGTACAAATACCGTTGACGAAAGACACTTGTTCAAATCCATCTTCAGATGGTGCGACACATACAGACCATCTATCAGACGTAAACAAGCAAACTTCGTCTGATTTTGTATGCATCTTGGCGTATTCGTTGAACGCAGTCTTTGGAAGCGCTTCGCCTTGAAACTTGACTTTACACCCCTGTGTGGTACAGATGTTCGCGTCGTAGACACGTTTCTCAAATATTTTGAATATGTAATCATCCATTCCTTTCATACCAAACCTAGACCAGTCCGGTGTGAACGTGACACAAACACTTGAGGTCGCCCCCGAGTAGCTACGCATCTTTGGCTTTCCACATGTCTTCATGTTATCCATCCACTCTTGTGTGTACGTCGTGTTGTTTTCTGAATCCTTGATTTTGATGGAGAATTTGCTCGAATACACATTCGTGAGCTTTGCACCGTACCCATTTCTACCACCGACAACCCGTTGTTGTGAATCGTCGTAGTTGGTACTCGTGAGAAGATGCCCGAACGTGAGTTCAGGATTCCAAATCTTCTCCTTTTCGTGTTCCTTGACCGCGATGCCTCCGAGAGGCCCATTGTTCTCGACACTGATTTCACCTTTCTCTCGGTCGATGTTGACAGAGATGGACGTTACCTGTTTCGGATAGAGTGAATTGCGATCGATGGCATTGACAAGAATTTCGTCAAAAATCTTGAGAAGCGCGGGTGCGTAGATGACGGTTTTCTTTTCGAATCCATCACCTTCCTTGACCCAATACTGTTCACCAACGCGAGCAACGGGACCAACATACGAGTCGGGTCTCTTCAAGATGTGCTCCACGTGGGTAAGCTTTTGGATGCTTTCACTCATTTTACTTGATTTTTAATAAACGTGGCTCTCACTTAAGCTGTTTTTTAAAAACAAAGGTAGGGGTCTTTGATTAGTACCCAAGTCGGTTCATGTGTTTAGGATTATATATCAAAATGCTCGGTCTCATTTACCAACAATACGTCTACAAGCGTGCTTTAGATGAGTGTATCTATCGTGCGCGAGTATTTGAACTTCCGGCAAGGTCAAAACTAGTACACATCGGTGATTACGCATACAAAGAGTACTTTCATAAGGTTGCCGATGTATTGCCAGATTACAGTAAGGTGGTTCAAGATATCAAACCTGTTCCTCTTAATAAGAAAGAGTTTTCACAAGAAAAAGAATGGATATACTTGATTATGGTAAATGGTTATATAGTTAAGATTGGTGGAACTAGAACCGGATTAGGTAAACGGTGGAATAGTTATGCATGTGGACACTATTGTATCGAGAGGGGTAATCGTGGTAAATGTAGCGAAACTAACGCTAATGTATACAATACACTATGTGCGTTTATACGGCAGCGTGGTTGGAAAGTGGAGTTATACGGGTATCCAGTGAAACCCGTGAAACACAAATTACACATGTTTGGTGAAGAGATGGAGGTCCCTGTACAGACGTATCATGTATACGAGTCTAAAATTCTAGGAGATTTCGAGCGTAAATATGGATCGATGCCTTATCTATCTTTAAATTCGGATCCAAACTATAGACACTGAATGAATTCCCTTTCTTCACTCGTAATGTTTAGCGCGTCGTATGGATCCACATCTCGTATAATAGGTAAATTTTGTAATATTCTTATATTATTGAAATTTCCCCATCTACATATATCGTTTATGAATTTATATATAGGGTGTTCTAATATTTTTGCAAGTTTGTGTGCTTCTTCCTCGCTAGAACATCTTATAAATGCAATTGATTGTGTCATACCACACGAATCTACGAAAACGCCGTATTTGTCTGTCGTAGATATGAAGACTTTGTAACCATCTTGATATTTGTGTGCTCTCGAAGCCCACACAGTTTGTTTGGGTGTGTGAATAAGTTTATATGGATGTGCGTCATCCTTTTCACTCACTATAAGATCACGTTTCGTGTATTTATGTAGGTCGCTACTCGTCTCTACTTTGAATTTTTCCAAATTTGGGTTATCCACCGTCTTTTGTAGTATATCATGTACTATTTTATTATACACAAGTGGTATGTATTTTCTTATTTTTGAAGGCACATAATCTGTGTATTCTTTCTTTTTCCAAACACCCGTTATTCTCATATCCTTGTACGATTTACAGTTTTGTATGGCATACCACGTGAAACTGGAACCAATTTTTTTAAAGTATTTCTTTGCGCCGTGGATGTCCAAATGAAGTATTTGAAGTTCCGTGAGCTTTTTTATTAGTGTATTTCTGTCCGCGTATGACATCCAGTTATCGGGTGTGATAAAAAGTAGGTATCCATTTGGTTTCAGTAATTCAAGAGATTTTTCTATAAAATCTTTGATTAGATTGTGATTTTTTGATGCGCGTTTGCCATCTGGCATCAATTTTGCATACGGTGGATTCGCAACAACGAGGTCATATTTCTTATCCGTATTAAAAGTTAAGAAATCTGTATTTTGTACCTGTAACTTGTATGTACTATCATTAAACACCTTTCTCACGTTTTCTAATCTATCCATGTTAAGATCATTAAACTCTAGTATATTTTCTAATATATGTCGTGTATCAAAATGTTCTTTTAATTTGAAATATATGGGCATATGAAAATTGCCATTTCCGCAACAAGGATCTAATACAGATACGTTTTCTCTTCCCCATAATTCGTCTGGTAATACGTTTATCATTTCGCACACACAGTCGATAGGTGTCGGTACGTCATTTGAAGATGTGTACGTTGACTTATCTAAATTCAAATCTTCGTCGAATAACTTTTTTAAATCATCGAACGAGAGAGAATCTATCATGTGCATTAAATAGTTTACGTTTTTAAACTTGTTAAGTTAAACATACTAATTTACAAATAGTAAATATGGTACCAAATTTAGACTTCACTGTTACACCTGGTCACACACCGTGACATATAGTAATTGATTCCAGATTGGATTGGTTCCACAGAAGGATGAAGCGTGGTTTTGAATTACTCAATGTAGAAAAGAGTTTTTTTAAATCCATGATAGATCCAATTTTTTCTAGCACCTAAGTCAAGAATCCACTGGATTGTAATTACAATATTCCAAAGATGTCATACGAACAGTGCCTCGCCGACGCCATGTGCATGTACAGAGTGGATTCACCAACCGATAGATGCAAGAAACTCGCGAACGCAACTTGGAAAATGAAACAGAAATACACACAACTCAGAAAAGATAGACAGAGTCGGGTGATTCAGGTGATAGAAAAAGCTCCTGAAAAGATTGTAGATAAGAGACACACAGTACACACTTGCCAAGCAGTGACGCTGGCTGGCAAGCCGTGTGGGTTCAAGGCCGCGTGCGGTGGTTTCTGTAAGAAACATCAACCAAAGATAAAATATTAGTTTACTATAAATGTTAGATCAAGAGACTTTACGTCCAGTTGTAATATCAATGGCCTTGTATGTCGCCATCGCTAAGATCGTCCCAGAAGGTGTCAAGAAGCCCACAAACATCGGGTTTATTGATGACATTGTGTCCATGTTGATCGCTCAAAAGGGTGCCATTGCTTCAGGTGCTATTCTCACGGGTCTCATCGTTCTCCTTACCAATTACATCATCGATGAATTGTTGTGAGACATATTCTTTACCAACCAATCGTTTCGTGTGTGAGTGTTCCATGTGTCTCAACCGTTTTTCGTACGCGTCATTCATGAATTCCAAGAGTTGTTCTTTGTTTGGTTTGCCCCACTGCATACCTTTCTTAAACAAGAAGTCATCATTCTGCAACTCTTGAAGTTCACAATCGATTGTATACGGTGTTTTTACATACTCCGGTGCGCCTCCATAATTCGTGATGATCACAGGTTTATCACGCATCGCTGCTTCTACGGCACCCATGCCAACACCTTCAGAACTCGAAAAGCTCACGTAACAGTCTGATAGTCTGTGTATCTTGTCCATTTCTTCATCGGACACTAGACCGTTGATGACTTGTACGTTTGGTAACTTTATTTGAATCGGTTGATTACACGTGGCTTTTACTACGAGTTTAGCGTCTGGTTTGTTGAGACGCACAAACGCTTCTAGGATGTCCCTGAAATTTTTACGTTGATCCGTGATGTTTCCTATGTGGTAAAACGTGTATTTGTCTGAGTGTGGAATGTGTGCCCGAACGACATAGAATTCCGTGTTTGGAAATTGTCTCGAAAACACTTTTTTGCAAAACTCACTCGGTACTGCGATTCGATCAAATAATTCAAAGAGTTTCCCGTAGTCTTCGTGTACCGTTTCGGTTTCACACACGGTCATACAGTGAAGATATTTGACCTTACGTTTTAATTCTAGAATTTTATGTAACCAAAAGTCCGTTGGTAACGCGAATACAAAAGCTCGTTCACACACCGGGATTTCTTCGTGAATCTGAACATATTTCCAATCTGGAAATAGTTCCGTATATTTCTTCGCGTGTTGCCCTATTCCACTTAGTAAGGTTGGTCCAATCACCAGCATTACATTTAAAGATAATATTTCCTTTATGTATATTATAATGGAATCTCTCAGGCAAGAAATTCGCGATGAAATGAAGTCCCTCCGTGTCAACAAGAAGCATGTCTATGACATCTTGTTGCGATTGGTTGATGAATTGGATGGTGCCAAGTCAGCTCCGGCTCCAGTTGCCAAGCCAACGCCAGCTCCAACTCCAACCCCCGAACCAGAACCAGAACCAGTTGTCGAGGCTCCAGTCCCAGTTGTCGAGGCTCCAGTCCCAGTTGAAGAAGCCCCACAGCCAGTCAAGAAGGTCGTCAGACGCACTAGAAAGAAGGTTGAGGGGGAAACGAAGTTGTCTGCTTAGATATGTAATAAACACCTCCTAATATGAGAACTATCAATAAAACTAGATAGCTAAAAGGGTATTTTTTCGTTTCCTTTCTAGCTTTCTCCAATTGTTCCGCGTCGGGTAGTTTCTTCACATTGTGATTGAGATTATCTATCTTTCCCATGAGACGATCGAGCGCGTCTAGAATCTGTAATTCGCGGTTACGTGGTTTTTCTTTTACACTTATAGTTGTAATCTCAAGAAGCATATACCATCTCGCATCTGGTTGAAGCGTGACGTAATCATCATCGTCCTGTTGTTCATATAAAGTAAAGTTCAATTTTTTAATTGAGATTGGATTAAAATAGCTCTTTTCGCGTTTGAAAAATTTGACTTGCTTGTCTCTTAGAACAGTCGCAGAATTTGGTGTAAAGTGGCGCTCAAGTGGACATCTCGCGAATAATTGCCCACGTCTTTCATTTAGAATTTGAGCTACTTTTGGAATTTCTGGACACACTATATCCACATATTTAGCGATGTCCGTTGTTCCATTTAAATTTTCTGGATCGGCTTCACCAACTTGTGTAATATAAAAGTCAACCAACTGAATACCTATGACGCGATTCATGTCCTCTACGTGTATATTGGATTCGAGTTGAAGATCAAATGAAAATGTATTATTTGTTCCATTTACAAAATGCGAGTCAATTATGATATATTGAATCTTCTTCGGTACCTCGTGAAGATCCATCTTGTATTTAAGATAGATAAAAAAAAGAAGGCATTAAACACGTAATGTGGTGGCTTTACCCACGTGCTTTTTGCTACGCTTGTGCGACTACTTGGGTATACAGGTATATCAGGGGAGTGTTCGTTGTCATAGCGCACGCCCCGGAATACATCGAGGATTTTATAGACGAATTCTCGTGGTCAAAACTTGGTGACAAACCAAAGAGATTTTTAAGAACCATACGTAGCGAGAAGAAAAAGCTTGAAGAATATCATCTAAGTAAGAATAAAGAAGAATGAGTTTTTATACAAAATTACTTAACTACCTGTCACCCAGTCAGGAATCTCCTAAGTACATATACGATCAAGGTGAATACGAAGTGGTCATCGCAAAAAACGAAGTCGGGGAAAAGCTAATTCTCCATATTCAAAAACCTTATAAAGGTGTGGTGCGTGTATAATGCAAGATGACTGCTTCTCTCTCACGACCGATGACTACCGACTCGCGTTCTGTCAAGCGACGAGATCGCTTTGCGAGGACGTACAAATCCTCATATGGAAAGGGCTTGTCCATTCCAATGAAACACCGAAGTGTCCAGATGCACCAAAAAAATCGAGACCATTCCATCAACAGTCTGAACATGGGAGAACTAAACTCTCTCCTAAGAAACTTGCGTTTGAGTCAGATTTACGGTGAAGGCCACTCACAAATCTATCAACCTGCCATTGATCTCGTGAAGGAACGCCTTTATCAATTGCGAACCGAAGAAAATGTGGAAAACATTAATGAATATATCTACTGCTGTTCTGAGCTCGAGCGTTACCGAGACATTGAAAATCGTAACATCGAGAAAGAACGTTTTTATAGTAAATTTGAATACTGGACTCTTACCGAAAGGTATGAAGACTATGTATCGGATGATAAACTAGCAGAAGTTCAAGTTCGACTCTACGAAATTAGTGAACGATGCCACGATTTCGAAAAACGTGAACGTGTTTTTAAGGAGAAGATGTTTGGTAAACGTCTCGCGAGTAGAATAGAGTTTTAATAAAATACACTTAAACAGATGAAACGTAAATGATATAGATAACCAAATAAGATGTTCCTCTCTACAGAACTCGTGAAGAATGCGACCTTTTTGGAAAGAATGCATCACATGGACTCGTTGTCGAGTCGTTTCTGTGGCAAAACGTGTGAAGTATGGGGTCTGTCCTCCAAGTACTTTCCAGATAAGTTTGTGCCGGAAAACACGGATGGGTATTTGTGTTTCATTGGCATTTCCCCGGAAAAGCTGAAGAACTCCTATGGTTACGTCCATTTCATTGAATTTGGGCACGAACCGCCACTAGAGACCGATTACGATGATGAGTTCGGAATCCTTGATCACATGTGTGCGATTTACAGTGAAAAGATTTCCCGTGAAGAATATGACTCGGACGAAAACATTGTTTACGTGTACCCAAAAACCATCAATGAGCACGACATCGATTACTGGCTTGAAATCGCTGAACACAACTGGGATGTCAAGGACCGCAATGATCTCAACGACTTCATTGAAGATAACGAACTTGAAGGTCATGTAGATTGGAAGGTACTTTACGACAATTTGCCCAAAATTTACTACCCAAGTGATCGCGTCTATTCGGATTATGAAAGTGAAAGTGAAAGCGAAAGCGAAAGCGAAAGCGAAACCGAAACTGAATCTGAAATTGAGGAAGGTGAAATCGTAACCAATGAAGAATCAGAAAACTATATCGAAACCGAAACCGAAACCGAAACTGACAGTGACGGGGATTCCTCCACGGAGATCGAACCGTCTTCGAAGAGAAGAAAGTATGTCGTCTACTCCGACACCGAATCTGAGATCGAAGAGGCCTAATTGCATCTTTCAGCCGTGTTTATGCAAAGTTGACAAAAATGGATTTTGTGTTAAACATAAACCAGAGGGAGATGCGGTAGAAGCACTAGTTAAACTTAAATCAAGCTTTTAATAAATATTTACAGTATCTTTCATTCAAATTCCCCATAGGCGAATACTCGAAAAATAGGTGGACGAGTGCTCCCGTGAGAACGAGTGCTCGTGTATCTTTCACGAATTTGGTAACACCCGTATATATAAGTAGTGTTAAAATACCTATGAGAATAGCCTCGATGAGAACGAGTGAGAATGGACGCGCAATCATTAAAGTTCACTAAGAAAAAAATACCTAAGTGGTCACTCGGTACATTCTAAAGTACACAACATTAAAAATCATCATGGCTGAAATCGCGTACCTCACCGACCTTGTTAAGTCTCTCATTGACGAAGTGAAAACACTTCGTGTGGAGAACCAACAACTTCACGAAGAAGTCAAATCTATTCGTGAAGAAATCAAACCAAAGAAGCGCGTAGCAAAACCAAAGGAACCCACTGAAAAGTGTGTTTGTAAAACCATCAAGGGGACGCCGTGTAAAAACAGTCGTTTAATTGGAAAGGATGTCTGTGCCAAACACGTAAACGCAAAAGAACCCGTGGTGAGTGCGTCTATGGCACCTCCTCCACAAAAGAAATTGAGGACAAAGAAACCTGTCGTCAAAAAAGTTGTGCCCGTACATAATCACCCAATCGGGCAACCACCTGAAGATGGTGTCATCTGTGAACTATGTGAAACACATGGGGACCTTCTAGATCCAGATATGCCTGACGCAGAATTCGAAGTTGTACCGGAAAATGGTCAATCTCTGGAGGAACGTCTACGTATCATGTTAGAGAGTGAAGGGGAATAAAAAGATAGTATGTAATAAGTAAAAATGAGCGATCCCGTACGTAACATGATGTCCCTATTGGATGAGCATAAAACAGCTCTTCCAGAAAATGTGTATCTCGAGATGTGTAATGAACTCAAAAGAATGTACGCATCTGGGGACACAGTCCGTGATAATTACATATTGAATTTGACAAATGATTATTTAGGTCTCATGGAGCAAAATGAAACGCTCCGGAAGGAAATCACACAAATGAAACGTGATCTCGTTCGAACGAGAATGGCTCGATTCGATGACGTATCCGTCCCCGTGTCTAACTCGAGAACATTCCTGGAGAATTTATTGGGTGCTTCTAATGTAAATCAAACAGAATTGACATATGAGGACATTCCTTTGCCACCCCTTCGTATTAGATTTTAGATGATTAATTGTTTCTCGTGACCAACTTTGAGTGTCGTGTTTACGATCACATCATATCCCGCATCTGTAATGTTTTTACAGAACGCCACATCTTCGGAGCACATATCTCGCACGAGTGTTCCATCTTCTCGTTCTATTTCTTGTAATGGATAAGAAAAATAAGGATACTTTAATTTCTCTAAAACTTCTCTTCGTATCGCCATAAAACCCATCCCATTGTACTCGACTTTCATGTATTTAGGTGCACCTTCAAGGTCTTCAAGACGCAAAAATTTAAATGAGCCATATTTTTTAAAGTAGTCCAAGTCCCAATTCTTCACGGCCGCGTAGTGCTTTAGGTCAGTCATTCTGTACACACCAGAGACTACCGGGTGTTTATCGGTGTCTTCGATGAGTTCTATGATTTGTTCTGGTATGAAAAACATATCACTATCTATGGTGACCCATACGTCATAATTTATGTTTCCACCAAATGGCTTTTGTTCGGAACCTCTCAATACATCGAGACCGAGTGTTTTCATGCGTGCAAATGGTACAAAACTACTATAATCGTTTACCATTGATACACTGTACCCCCTTTTCGTCAGTTCTAAAAGTGTTTTAGACCAGTTCATGAGAAATGACCCGGAGAATGTTCTTCCCGGAAAGGCTACGATCACACTCTTCATTACATGAAACTATATAAAAGTCTTTAATAATATTAAGATGCATCATCTCGTTAAAATGTTCTACTTTGAGATGAAGAGACAACTTGCGCATACGATAATCACAGAGGGCATAGGAAATTTCTTGAAACGAGTGTTTTCGTTCAACAAACATAAAGCTATAGCGCGTGATATTGGTAAGTAATAATGAGAACGAGACGAGTGCGAAAAACACGAAACGACGATCCGGACTACGTGGTTGAAAACGACTCGGATGATGAACTCGAACAATACTACGAAGTTCCACCGAAGCCATATTACGGAAATGGATTCAAGATCACGTTTGATAGCCGTGCTGAGAAACACCGATTCATGCGAACTGTGGGTTCTAAATATTTGAGTAAACTTTAAGTGGTGGCGAGTAGGTTTCCACATTTTGTCTGAACGCCAAGTAAAGTGCGAGGGCAATCACTGCCAATATGATGGCCACGTCCCACACAGGCTTACTCTTTCTTCCCCAGCTCACGGTGAAGAAAACACCGAGAAATACACTGAGTGCTCTCAAAATTATTTCAAGATAAATGTTCATTTAGTATAGACATATATTTTAATTGTATACAAAATGTGAAAATGGTGTGTAATAAAAATAAAGATTGATATAAATGACTTTTGAAGAAGATAAATATATACTAGTGAAGAATCTGTTAAATGAACAATTATGTAAAGTGTCTAGTAATTATGCAATGTTTAAAAAGTTAAATGAATTTTCTACTGATACCCAAGTACCTGGGACTCACTCTGTCTACGCAGATCCTATCATGGAAAGTATATTACTTTTAATGCAGCCAAAGATAGAAGAATATACGAATAAAAGGTTGATGCCTGTGTGCTCGTACTACAGAGTTTATTTAAATGGCTCTATGTTACATGATCACATTGATAGACCTGCGTGTGAAATTTCTGTGAGTATAACACTTGGGTATAACTATGATCTTAAGGAAGATGATTACATATGGCCTTTGCACGTGTATGTAAATGGTGAAAAGAAATATTTTAGGTGTGATGTGGGAGATGCTTTGATTTATAAAGGTAATGAATTAGTACATGGTAGAGATTTATTAAATGTGGGCAAAGATTCGTATCACATTCAGGTATTTTTGCATTACGTTGATTTAGATGGTTCTTATACAGAATACAAGTTTGATAAGCGTGATTCTATAGGTATAAAAAGCCTAAGTCAAACATAAACTTACCAAAAATCACTTCAAAATGCTCTACCACCTTTGCTCTGATATTAACAACGCCATTGACCGAGGTTGTGTGCGGTGCTTCAAGCATCACACCGCGTCTGGTCGTGGTTGGGACAATAAAACTATTATTCGATGCGCCAAGAAAGACAGATTTGACATGTTTAATCACGTTTTGCAGGAAAGAACATTATTTCATGGAACCGGTCATCCCAAAATTCCGTCCGAAGTTTGGAATTACTTCCCATCTACATACGAACTTGCGTGTGTGACTATTGAACACAGAAACCCAAATTGGAACTATCTTGTTGTTGATTCTATGAATGAATGTTCCAATCCGAGGAAGATTGCACTTTTCAAACTTGCTATCAAGTCTGGCACACAAAACTTATGTGATATCATTTACCCTTACCTGAAGCCGAGAACAACTGCGTCTGCCACTCGCAAGGACATGGTTGATTTTATGGAATGTGCCGTGTTTAGTAGACAAATTGGTATGATTATGTGGGTTGAGAGAACCTTTAATATTGATACCCGTACTCCTTGGCCGGCTGCTTGGGGAGACAACGGTAGAAGACTGTTGGAAAAGATATTGTGCAAATCATTTCGGTACTACGACCGATTCAGTATGTATTTGGAAACTTTTAATTATGTATTTAATAATATTCAAGTGAAAGGGGATATTAATGATTGGGATGAGTTTGCATCGATGATTCTTGAGTACACAAACTCTCGTGTACCGGATACTTCCGAATTGTTTAGAAAATTCTGGTTTATTGGTGGTAATGAAAATGTTACACCTGGTTGGAAGACTTACTGCATTAAGTACAACAAAATTGGCGAATTAGCACTCATTCACACGAGATGCCCGGAATGGCCAGTTAGCTTTTTAGATGATTGTGACACTGGACGCCGCGCGAGAGGATGGGGGCGAATGAACCTCGAGAACTGGGCTTTAGATCATGGTTTATCTTCTCAATCTGCCCCGATACAGGAACAAAACACCAACCTCCAAAAGGTGTTGGCTGTCATTGAAGAGTGTGACATTCCAGAGGGGAAGTACTTGGAATTGTGTAACCTTCTCATGGATGTTCATAGAAGAGGTGTTAGAGCTTAGAAAAATGGACATGTATTATATAAATGATTAGAACACAAGTATTTTCCTTCCCAGTTTTTGGGCGCAAAAAAAGGCGTAGACGCCCCATATATCATAGTTCAAGAGACGATGATATATGGGATGTGGACCCAGATGATAAACGACGAGTCAATGAAAATAAAAATTGGCGGAGACACCACCCGGAAGAAGAGGCCTGGGATATAGATAAGGAACGAGATGCGGTCATGTATAAGAGGGAAGCGTTGGAAGCGTGTCTAAGAACAGAATACATTGAAAAGGAACGCAAGGAAGATGAAGAAGACGAACAAGGCTTAGAAAAATAGACTTGTATAATATTATGGAAGTAGCTTTGTACGTTTACAATCGAATGAAACTTCGTGAAAAAATCAAACTGTACTGGTTAAGAAAACAGTTCGACTATGCCTGTGCGAGACTTGAAATCTATACGTCGCGCATGTCTTCGAGTAACACAACTAATAAGTTGATGTTGACCAGAGCATGTAAATGGGAAGATCGTATGTACATGAAAGACCAGGAGATAAACGATTACGCAGATAAGATGAATTTAAAATACACTTGAGTATTATAAAATGACTACTCGATAAAAGAACAAAAAATATCCAGTTGGGTCTATCATAGGCGTGAGCGTCGCTTTGGTATTGTTTTTGTGTATATTATATGTTGCTTATAAAGGTTAATTAATCTCCATATACAAAATTATCCGATCCTCTTCCGAGAGGTTTTCGGCCCAATGAGGGTGTCTCGCGTCTAGAACAATGTGTTTCCCATTTTCTTCTATGGCGTCTCCAGTCTTTGAGTGGTGTAAAATACAGTACCCGAATGGTACATCTATACCTAAATGATACGTAAACTTATAGTTAGGCCCCACATCGTCCGTGTGTATTTTGAGTTTAACACCACCTTTCATGAGTGAGAATCCAGCGACCTTTATACCTTTGATGGATGATAATAGTGCGTGAGTCTTCGGGCACATCTCGCAGTTCCCAGTGACTGGGTGTCCGTCCCACACGAGCGGCCAACTGATCCAGTCTTCCGCCACGTGGTCTTGACCACCCTTGAGCCACCCATGTTTACCGGATGCATACATGGCCACGACCTCTTTTAAGTGTTCCGAACCCACCCATTCTCCTTCTTTTCTGGGTGTTTCAGATATAAATTCTCGGGGAAGTGTGCGAACCTCATCACGAATGGTTTTGTAATGTTCTTTTAACTCTTTTAGGAGCATCTTACATGTGTAGCGTTTTATTTTTTTATCTCGTTATTATAAATGTCACCACCAAAGACCATAAATTCACCATTCATGAAACAGATGAACAAAGAAATCAGTGCGATGAAGAGAGAAATAAACGCGATCATTCGGGCAATCACACCAAAGAAACGTGTGTCAACTAGAAAAAAATCTGCTAAGAAGTAAATGTACTCTTTATTGTGTAAACCTATAGTGCTTCCACCTCCATCACCACAGTCACAAGACGTCATGATGATTGGTGTTAAAACATGTAGAATAGTGGTCGTTCGTCCGACACAAAAAGAAAATGTGTATGAACTCGAAATAGTTGAAGATGTGCCACCATTAACAGTTGACTAAAGAAAACGTGCGATGTGTTCGTAAGTATGGATGATCTCAAAAATGCGATGCAAATCATAGACAGACATGCAGATAAGTTACCTGAAGGGGAGTATCTGGAGTTCTGTAATCTCATGCGCAATTTGTACGAAGATAAACAAGGTAACGTCGATGAAGTGAGAAGTGTATTCACGGGGGTATACATAGAACAAGAAGGGTTTGCGGAAGATGAATCCGACTATTTTCAAAAACAGTTCGAGGAACGCATGTATGACATGGACGTGCGTCTAAAGTCGGTTGAAATGGATACCATACGTGACATGATACGTGAACTCAGACCTTTACAGAGAATCACGAAGAATATAAAACACAATATCATAGAACACTTTTCAAACATAAACGAAATCACATTGCCGGAAAACACAGAGGCGTGTTTCAAGGAATACATAGGTACCGAGAAGGATTTGAACCACATGTGTAAGACATACATGAGCATAGAGAATCAATTTAGATCTATCGTCATATCTGATTTAAACACGAGGTATAGAGAACTACAATTTCAAGTGGATCTCATGACCGAAGAAAGAATGTTATGAAAAAAAAATATTTTTTTTACTTTCTTTTTTTAGAAAAAAGTTTTGAAAATAAAAAAAGTTTTTTGTAATTATATCATCATCGTTGCGATCTGACCCACGACCGCCCTCACGGGTGAAGGTGTACTCATTTTCTGTTTCTTTCGTGAACTCTCGGTTGGGGTTCTCTTCCTCTTTTTACCCGGTTCAACTTTTGTCTTTTTAGCACCCGATTTCGTGACACTCTTAGATGCCGGGCGCTTTACCCCTTCCATAGTGTTTCGCCTCGTTTGTTCGAGTTTTTTCTTTTGTGCACTCGTTCGTTTTGCCACATCTGTTTTGGACGCGTAGATTTCGTTTGCGGGTACACCCTTTACACCTCTACACGAAGCTATTATGTATATGGCTTCTTTGTTTGGTTCTTCGGCGAGAAATGTGGATACGTTCTTTTTAGGAGGGGTGTATACTTTGTCTACATCCATCATGTTTACATTCTTATCTTTGTGATACTGTTTATCCAACCCATTTTTCAATCTAAATTCTGGTAATTCGTATATACCCGTCCAATAATATGGATCATGGAATTGCAACAGAGTATCTGGGTACTGTTTGTTTTCTTCAACAACCGTAAACTTTTTGGGTAAGTTAGATAGAAGTGTGTTGAGTCCCTGTCTCGTCGCAAGCTTCTTAGCGAGTGCTTCGGCGCCCTGGTATGTTAACTGATCACCTAATTCCACGGGTAAAATGAGCATTTTGTTTTTTGGAACACTCTTTGTTCTATGTTTACCTGGTGAATAGTCCTTTCCGTGTGCTAACACGAAATACACTGGTATTTCACCTCTTATGGCCTTCTTTATGAGGGACATTCTTACGATATACACACAAATTATTTACACAGGCCAACTAGGCATGTCTTCAATTCTTTTATCAATTGGTTTCATTCTATAAATCACACTTAAACCAAATCCGGATAATACAGATAAGAGTATCTTCTTCATTTAAATGTAGTCCCCAAAAAAATGTGGTATACTTGTAAGATGTCTTCTGGTGAAGAACTGAGTATGAAATTCTGTGAGGAAAATCCTATAGATGAGAGGTGTTCTTGCTACAACGTCATGTATGCAGACTGTGAAAAGACGCCAGACATACCAGGGTGTAGGGAATCTAATGGATGGAAGAACAGTATCTTAGAATTTGTTCCAAAAAATACTGTATTCGATTCCCAGCGAGAACTTGCTTCGCGTGAATTGGATCTAAGGGGTCATTGTGTAACTAACGTGTGTTCAGCTGACAAGTACATACCACCTGATTACAAAGATTTGCAAAATATGGGGTTGTGTACTTTTCAATTAGATATATGCGCTTCCGATGTTCGAGTAGGTGAAACAATAGAATCAAAATATTTTAGGGACTGTTCTGTGAACGAAACCCCTTTCATAGATTTGGACTCCGTACATGGATTAGAACCGACCGTGATGTATGGTGGAGATATAAGAACCGCTGAAAATGCAGCCTATGTCGCAGCAAAGAACAAAATTCTCCAATTGAAACTCCGGCGAGAACAGAGAGCTGAAGAAGAAGAGTACCGCGCTAAGAAAGAACTCGAAGAAGAAGAGAAAATCTATATTCAAGATGATAAATACGAAGAGGAAACAAAGAGTAACAGAATTAAGCTAGTCGCCACACTTGTGGTTGTGACTTTGATCATTCTCATCGTGATTTTAAATCTTAGATAGTTGTAACATGTCTGAGATAGTGGACGAGGCTTTTTGCGCCCAGGAAGAAAACAAGACGGACGAGAGGTGTTCTTGTTATAACACCATTTACAGAGACTGTGAAAAGGAACGAGACATACCTGGATGTAAAAAAGCCATGAAATATGTCGAAGACACGTTAGCGAATGTTCCAGAAACTGTGGGTCCACACAAAGCTGTCGCGCGACTTGAACTTATGCAGCGTCTCTATTGCCCCGCAAAAGTGTGTGTAGGTGTAGACAAGTACAAACCTCCTATCATGGATGACCTTCGTAAGACCTCTCCATGTGGGTTTAAGTTAAATATATGTTTACAGAACACAGAAATAAATACAGCCTTAGACACTGAAGTGTTTTCAGAATGTAAAATTAATGAAAACTTTATAGGTACCGACCCATGGGAGCTCGACTTCTATGATGAAGAAAAGGATGAGATTGAAGAAATTCAGTCAAAGAAAGACGAGAGAATTGAACTTCGTAAAAAAGAACTGGAAGAAAAGCAAAAACTGCGAGACGAAGAAACCAAAAAATTTAATACTATGTTAGCTGTATTTGGAGTCACATTTTTAATAATAGTGTTGATTATAGTGTTACTCAAGTAATTAAATAAATTCTCATTTAATATAAATGGCATCATCTGGTTATGTAGTGCTTTTTATATTGATGGTAATCTGTGTGGCATTCATAGTTATTTCCATAAAGGTTGCTAATAAATTTATATCAAATATGGAAGCATCCAGACTTACTATAGAAAGTGATGTAAGTAATGTGGAAAAGGAAAAGGTAGATCCTTTATCTGTCGTGTTGCCATCAGGCCTTAAAGCGTGTGAAGTAACTGGTGATTGGAAAAAGACGGGGGAATGCTTATCGAGTGGGATGGTTGAACACACGCGGACCGTAAAGGATAACACAGATAATGGTACTGGCTGCCCGGAAGAAATTTATAAGAAAATGGTAAAGTGTTGTTACGAGAAAGGTAATTGGATGGATAAAACTTTCTGTTTGAATGGTGAAAAGCAACAGAGGCAGACTGCTGTTAACTGCCCCCCAAGTAAATCTATACGAAGAGTGCCATGTACCAAGACCACTTCATGTAATTCAGATGGTAAAAAGATAGAAACTACAAATGATTTAGATGGTAATGAGATCGTAAACAATGTAAACTGTTGCTACATAGGTGAATGGGAAAACGTGGGGTCGTGTGGTCTTCGTGGAGAATTACCCCAAAAAAGGCGTGTCGTAAACTGCAATCCATATATACCTAGTACACGAACTGAAAGATGTTGCGCTACCACCCCGTGGGAGAATGAAGGTATATGTAGTAAGGATGGTAAAATTAAACAGACACGAAAAGTTTACAATTGCCCTAATGAACCGAAAGAGAGGACTGTAGATTGTGAAAATAAACCATGTAAAGTTTACTTATACGAAAATAAAAATCAATCGGGTAAGAGTGGATTGTTCACAGAAGACAGTCCAACTCTAAATAAGCTATTTGGTACTTTTAAAAATGAAACGGCGAGTTCGTATAAAATAGAAGGTACAAATTGTAAGGTTATTGGTTATACAGAGGAGAACTACGGAGGTGTATCGGCGCCAATATGGGATGGTCCAATTCCAGATGGAGTTGTTATGGATGATATACCGGTGCAATACGAAGATAAGGCTTCTTCAATATCAATCGAAAATAAATAAAAAACATAACTAAATATAAATGATAGTTGTGGTACTCATTTTAGTCATACTTATACTATCAGTTATATTAGCTTTTCAGTTTGGTAGGAAGAGTGTACCCACACCAGTGTCGGCGGCTAAAATCCCCAATGAAGCGAAACAAGGAGCGCTACCACCAGTCACCGAAAAGGCACAAAGTATAGAGACGGTACCACCAGAAGACAAAGGTACGTGTGAAACGACAGGAGATTGGGCGATGTCAGGAGAGTGTGAAGCTACGGGTACAGCCATATTTACACAGACGTATAAGGAGTCTAAACCAGGTGCGTGCCCCTCAACTGAAAAGGCTCGAGTCAAACCGTGCTGTTATCAAAAGGGGGATTGGAAAGATACTACCCCGTGTAAAACAAATGGTCGAAAAGTGCAGACCCAAACGACCGTGAACTGCGCCGAGAACTTTAAAACGCGCGAAGTGGATTGTGAATACGTGGGTCCATGGACTAAAATAGGATCGTGTAGCTCGGATGGTAAACAGTACTACACACGCGCCACCGTGAATAGCAGCGAATCAAAGTCTAAATCGGACGACTGTTGTTACATATCTGCGTGGGGTGGATGGACTGGATGGTCCAATTGTGATGGTTCAAAAAAGACTCGAAGCAGAACACGCTTTGTCGTAAATTGCCCATCGGGTACACCCACGAGTGAAACAGATACGCAGTCGTGTAGTATACCAATATCTAGTTACTTTACCGCAACGTGTGCGGATTTGGGTGGTGGTTCAGATGTGATTTCTGCGTCTAGTTTGGATGACTGTATGAGAAAGTGTAAGAACAACACACATGGTCAAGGATACACATGTTATGGCTTGATACACGGACCAGGTTTCTGTCGCGTGTATAACAATAAGGGCTTGGACCACAGTACCAACATATGCAACGATGGTTTGAAAACATATACATTAAATTAAAATATAACTAAATATAAATGATAAAAGTGTTGATCATTTTGATCGTATTGGTTTTATCAGGTATATTTGCTTATTTGGCGGTGTCAAATAAGAAGGGGGTGTCTACTTCCACACCTACAGTGGTACCAGGCCCATCGAGTGATCCTCAGGAAATTGAGGAAGAAGAGTTAACTTCAGAAATTACTGAAAAGGCACAAGACATCCAGACCGAGCCACCAGAACCAGAACCAGAACCAGAAGATCCTGGAACATGTGAACTCACGGGTGATTGGGCCATGTCTGGTGCGTGTCAGGCGGACGGTACAGCCATATTTACACAAACATATAAAGAGTCTAAACCGGGTGCATGCCAAGCAAACGAAAAAGCGCGGGTTAAGCCGTGTTGTTACCAGAAAGGTGATTGGACTGATACCACTGGGTGTAACGAGAGGGGTAGAAAAACGCAGAAACAAACCACTGTGAATTGCGCCGAAAACTTTAAAACGCGTGAAGTCGATTGTCCGTATTTGAGTCCATGGAGAAAAACCGGTGGGTGCAATTCAGCTGGACAGCAGTATTATATGAGAGATGTGGTTAACAGTGGTGAAAATAGACAAAAAAGTGAAAGATGTTGTTATACTAGCGCATGGAGTGGATGGACACCAATTGGTAATTGTAACGGTTCTACGCGTCCTCACCAAAGAACGCGTGCTGTGATAGAATGTCCGGGTGGAACTGCTACTTCGGAAACTAGGGATTTCCCATGTAATCACTGTGAAGGAACTTGGGGTGACTGGGGTGGATGGGGTGGTTGGACCGGAACAACGGGGTGTGGAGGTTCTCAAACAAGGTATAGAAACAGGCATTATAAAATAACTAGGAATGAGACCAATGGTGGAAACCCGTGTCCATACCCAAATAATAAAGCAGATACACAATCACAAAGTAAATATAATGGAAGTTGTTTCAATGCCTGTTTCCCAGCTGACACTAAAATAAAACTTGAAAATGGAACCATTGTAAACATGAAAGATATAATGTTAGGTGATGTACTAGAAGGTGGAATTACGGTGAACGTCACTCTGCAAATAAGAAATAAAGACAGAACTCCTTATTATAAAATATTTAGTGATGAATTTAAGGATTACATTTACGTGACTGGATCACATCACATAAAAGAAGGTGAAAAGTTTGTTAGGGTAGAAAATTGTTCTAACGCAGAAATCACAGACATAGTGGATGATGTGTGGTTTTGTTTAATCACCAGTAATCACAATATACCAATAGGTGGACATACTTTCTGGGACTGGGCCGATTGGTGTGATGCGTGCAATAAAAATACAATACCAGACGAATTCTTCGAGCGTACAGATAGACACAATGTACTATAATTTTAGTGTTTTTATATACTAGATGAATGTACACTTGATTTTAATTATAATCATTTCTTTTGTGTTATATTTAATTTTTAAAGGAAGGCATAAAATTTATTACTCTGAAATAAATGTAAATGATGTAGAAGAAATAAATTTTATGGAGGAAACGACATACGATAATATAAATGATTCTCCTAGTATTGATTTTTTATATAAAATAGTAGAAAGGTGTCCCGATTTAACTATGGTAGCCAGAAACAATAAAGGTGAAATATTAGGTGTAATATACAGTGGTTTAATTAATGGTACAAAGGTAACAGAAAATAAGATTAACCGTGGTCATGTCGATGACGGGGATACCTTATTCGTGTATTCTTTGTGTGTAAAAAATGAACTAAGGGGTAAAGGGATTGGAAGACGAATTGCTGATCATTATTATAACGAATGGATTCCAAAGCATTCTAAAAGAGAAATAAAATGTATTTCTGTATCTGTGAGAGATAAACATGTGCAGTGGATGAAGGAACTGGGATTTAATATGGTTGGTCCATCTGAAATAAAATATGGAAATGAACCATGGATAGACTTAGTTAAGTGCGTTGATAAAGCTAATTTTTAAGTAGTAAATATTATTAATGACCACAGTGTCTGAACTTGTTTCGTTGGCTAGTAATAAGTCATGTGACGATGTACCATACATGATTTCATCGAGTGGTGTCGAATGGAAATTACGTGATGTATACACACAATCTTTAAAAGTTGCAAAGTCTCTCATATATTTGGGGTTAATTCCTAGACACGAAAGTGTTTCTATTTTTACACAAAACTCCCCCGAACGTGTAATTTGTATGTTAGGTGCTATTATCGCAAACAGTAAAGCGTGTGGTATATATTTTAGTTCTACACAAAACACATGTGATTATATATTGAAAGACTCCAACAGTAGAGTGTTATTCGTTGACTCCAAAGAGCGCCTTCAAATTGCAATTAAATCAAATGTAAAATATATAGTGTTACTCGAACATTGTGAAAATTTAATAATTGGTGCACCCTCACGCGTGTATACATGGAATGAATTCATTGAAATTGGAAACCGTGTAAGAGACGAAATACTACACGAATACATACAATCACAAAAACGAAATGATTGTTGTATAGTGGTATATACATCTGGTACTACCGGTAACCCAAAGGGTGTTATGTTGTCACATGATAACTTAATATACACAGCTAAATCTAACCTAGAACATAACCCTATATTATTGGAATGCCCAATGAGACTTTTGTCCATTTTACCTATGTCTCATGTAGCTCCAATATTGAGTGATATAATTCTACCATTAACAGTTGTAGGTATACATGGTAAACCGGCAAGTGTATATTTTTCCAAAACAACTTCGATGAGCATCAAAGATCTTGTTATAGCTCGACCGACGTATGTATTCGCTGTACCTAGGATATGGGAAAAGATTTATGAAGAAGCATTAACACTTGAGTATAAATTCGATGGGTTTATATATAGATGTATGAAAAACATATGTTTTACATCACGTAAAAATAAAAGCTATATGTCTTATTTTTCTAAAGCCTATATGAAAACACGTATACAACGCGAAATTGGGTTGGACAATGTAAAGTTATGTTTAACGGGTGGTGCACATGTAGATATCGAAACGACTCTTAATTTCTCTAAATTTGGTATAAATTTATTGGGTTCGTATGGTATGTCCGAATTGTCCGGGATGCAATCCATACCCCATCCACATGATTCTATAGATGGTTACTCAGGTATACCTATATGTGGTACGGAAGCTAAGGTCGATGACGTGACTCATGAACTGTGTTTTAGAGGTAGGCAAGTCGCACTCGGGTACACAAATCAAGATAAATCGTTTACAGACGAAGAAGGTTGGTTTCATTCAGGTGATGTAGGTGAAATACACGAAAGTGGGTATATAAAAGTAAACGGGCGTCTAGATGATACTATAATAACATCATATGGAAAAAAGATATCACCGATTCCAATCGAGAGTCAGTTATGTCAGTTGTGTGACGACATAAGTGAAGCCATTTTAGTTGGTAACAACGAAAAGTATTTAAGTTTATTATTTACCATGAAACCCGAATCCAATATTAATAATGTTTTTAACTGTATAAATACATACAATAATGATATAGCTTCTAATAATAGCGAAAAAATACACCGAATGTGTGTAATAAGAGAGAAATTTACTGTAGAAGGTGGGGAAATAACGTCGTCAAGTAAGATAAGAAGATTTAATATATTAAAAAAGTATCATAATGAGATAAAATCTATGTATTACGGTTAAGATAACTTATCACCGGTTTGGCTTTCGTGGTTCATCTGTGCGATCGCAAATGGATACATTGTGAATCCACAGACAAAATCTTCAACGATGTTTCCATAGATGTTTCTCTTGTCGCGGAGATCCTTTCGCATTTTAGTTACGATTGAAACGAAGAAGATGTACATAGCCCAAGCCATAGAGTGTGCACCATCGGATGTACCGGTGAGCGACAAAAGTATGATCCACATCCATTGAAAGAATGTAGCTGTGAGTGGTAAAATTGGGGTTTTGTATTCACATGCCTCGGCGACTGCTTTGAGTGGAATAGCCGATAAAACGGAAGACAGTAATGTAGTTTTAATGCGTTCCTTCACATTTGGTGCGTGTGGTGGTGGGGATTCTGGTTGAAATCCTTCGAATACATCCAACATACCAGTATTGAAACCCTTCCTCGAAGACGTGATGGTTTCGTCATTTGTTTCTAGTTTGAGTGCTCTTATGAGAGACACACACATGAAACATATCATCATCGTGTATGGGAATGTAGCAACGATAGCCGCACCTTGAATGACTCGAATACCACCGTTTACAACGAGTGTGTGCGCAAGTGCACCTTCAGTACACGCCCAATATACCTTTTGAATGGGTGGAGGATTTTCAAAGCCTTGTGAGGCGATGAGATCATCGATGTATGACCCCGAATCGGATGAAGTTGTGAAGTACAGTAGTACACCGACAAGGGCCAACAATTGGAACCATTTAGTCAAACCCTTGTATGGTTCCATGATATCCATGATTTGCTCAGGCATCGCTCTGCAAGAAAGGGCGTAGTAGCCTTTCTTAGCAAGTTCAATTGCGGCTTCACTTGTTGGTTGCTGATTAGTGTAACCAAGAGCGGTACAGTTAACTGAACCAGTAGTCCAATCAATATCAGCACCGTTACCAAGTGTGTATTCAGCGATTCTTTGCATTTTTATACCAAGGGTACCGAAGACATTTCTTCCGATGAAAACAAATGCTGGTGTGGCAAAGATACCAGCGATTATCACTTGTCCAATAGTTCTTCCACGTGAAACTCGAGCAATGAACGACCCAACGAATGGCGCCCATGCCGCACCCCACGCCCAATAGAACACAGTCCACAAATTCATGAAGTTGTAAGGGGTTCGTTCGCCCCATGCTTCGTTTTGAAGAGTAGAAGATGCGAGACGTGTGTTATCAAACACGGACATAGCAGAGACAGCAGTTTCCTTGGTGTTACCCCAAGTGAGCATTTCCCAGTTTCCTTTGTTGGTTAATTGACCAGTGAAACTTGGCCAAGCGTCGGTGTCCCAACCAAGTGTGAGTATCCATTGAATGTAATGACCGAGTGATTGGACATATGAATTAAATAGAAGACTTGGGTTGTCGGCACACATGAGACTGATCATTAGAATCAATCCGGTGAAAAATGCCAAATTTGATAACGTTTTAATACCACGTTTGAGACCAATTAGAACAGATATGGAAGCAGCTGTGGTTATAGACCAGATGATACTCAGTTTAGTACTCAAAGCTGTAGAACTAATGCTTGGATTGAGACGATTAAGCATCGTGGCGATCGCACCTGTACCCAAACCAAGTGATGTACACACACCAAACGTAGTGCACGCGATTGTAGTCGCATCGATGATATCACCAACAAGACCATTTACACTCTTGCCCAAAACAGGTTCAAGTGCGTAGCGCATCGTCATGGGTTTATTTCGTCTGGAGCATGTTACACCCATCGTGAGAGCGATAACAATGTATGGTAACCACCCATGGATACCAGTTTGATAATACGCGATCATCATGGCCATTTGAGCCCTTTGGTCGTCGTTGATAAATGGGATCTTTACGGCATTATTATTGTAACGATAGAACCACATTGGTTCAGCGACACCATACGTAAATGCACTTACACCGGTACCACACGAAAACAACATAGCAAACCAGGTCAAATCAGAGAATTGTGGTTTTTCGTCATCTCTCCCAAGTTTGAGATGTCTGTACTTTGTAAACAGTAGACCTGTCACGAAAATTAACCATATATTGCGTGTTAAAATATAAAACCATGTAAAGTTGAGAGAAACCCACGCTTTCCATTCCATAAGCTTAGATGAAGCACCAGTCGTATCACTGAAACTCCATACAATGAAACCCCACATGATAACAGAAGACAACAGAGTGGTAACCCAGTTGCAACGTATAAGTCGGTACCCTTTCACGTCGATGCTCAACCACCTGTTTTTCCGTACAAATCTCATGACATTTTTCTCGTTAGAGAAGTCATTCTCATCGACACACGACATTGTATATGTCATATAACGTGTATATTCTATAAGTACATTACCCCACCTAACCCCCAACATCCACCCGACGTTTCCCCGCACGCTTCGGTGTCTACCACCCGACGTTTCCCCCACGCTTCTGTGTCTACCACCCGACGTTTCCCTACGTTTCCCGACGCTTCCCGACAGTCGTACC